TTAATCCAACACACGTCATACATTGCGTTGTGAAATATCTTATAAGAATCTGTTGCACAAACTTTTTTAAACCACTCTAAAACTATTCTTCTATCTAAATTACCACCACCTTCATGAGCTATTGGGTAATAACCTTTCCATCCTTCTACAGCTACAGCAATACCTACTATCTCACCTCTGCCTTGTATAGCACCAGAACCTTTTGCTTTTAAGTCTGGGTCTTTTGTTTCTAAATCGATTGCAATATATTTTTCTCCTGACAAATCAGGAAAACTATCTGGACAATCCCATTCGGTTTGAACTGTAAACATTATTTCTTTTTATCTTTTAATTTAAGAATCTCTAATTCACAATAATGAATGATCTTCTCTAAGTCTTCTATCTTATTTTTAGATAAATATCTACAGACATATTTCACAACGCATCCTTGAAAGAATGAGAGATTATTTTTAGAAATAAACTCATACGGCTGAATGTGAAAATCCTTGTAGTGACTTCCTCCAACCTGCCTCGATTGTGGAAACGCTCTTGTCAGTTCGTCTTTATTTGTCATATTATTGGTGCTCCTATGTTGTATTGATACTCGTAGTGCTGTGTGCATACGAATAAGTTTTCTTTGGTTCTAGTTATACCTACAAAAAATAAACGATGTTCTGGATCAGGATCTCTTTTTGCTGACTCGTATATTATTCTTTCTATGTCAGTGAAGAGAACCACATTATCACATTCTTCTCCTTTGACACCATGTATTGTAGATAATTTTATTCTTGCAGGTTTCATTAAATCATCACCTGACTCTAATAATTTTTTTATATATAGTTTACTATCTTCTGGAAAGTTTAGTGTCTCCCAGCTCCCCGTCGCTCGCAACCCGTGTTCAGATTTTAGTCCGTCTAAGTCTATCGCGGTTATACTTTCTAGTGTCTTACCACCAGCAAAACCTCTAACAAGATGTCCTTGTTTTACCGTTAAGAAGTCCCATAAATCTTTTACATCTTCTTTACTTACAATAGCACCTTGATGCAAACGTTGCCAAACTCTATATGCATTCAACATTTTTTTAGGAAGTAACTCTTGTGCTTTCGCTTCAAATCTATAATTCATGCTGTATAAATACTCACGTAATCTTTCTAACATTTTATTTGTTCTAGTCAATATCATCCAGTTACCTTGATGCATAGGTAGTTCTTCGAAGTTTGCATTCATACTTACAGATCCCTCAGCATCTCTTGGTTCCCATTTTTTATTAAGGCGTTGAGACATGTGTGGAAAGATAGTTGTTGCTAATCTATGCACAGATCTTGGAACTCTACGTGATTGTATCTGTGGATCAAACTCTCCTTTTAAGTTTATAAATATTTTTGGTGAAGCCCCTTGAAATGTGTAAATGGTTTGATCATCATCCCCTGCAATGTACGAACGAGCACACTTACTCTCTATGTAAAAAAACATATCCCACTGCAGAGGACTTAGATCTTGGGCTTCATCGAGGAAAACACAGTGTAGTGGTGGACACTTGTCCTCCTCGACAAACTTAGAAATCATATCAGAGTATTCAATCATACCTGTCTGTTCTTTGTATGTAATTAAATCTGCTTCTATTTGTTCTGTTAACCAGATGTCTGTAGTATAATGTAATTCTAATTCTACAGCTGCATCAGCTAAACTTATTTTTCTATTTCTTGCATACTCTATAATTTTCATGTGTGGATTAACGTGTTCTACATAACCATTTACATTTATGCGTGATTCAAAAGATAGATCAGCGCACAGACTAGAAAAATTTTTAAAACTTTTCCATTTATCTCCCTTTAATAGTTGTGTCTTTGTATTGATATTACATTCTTGTGAACCCATAGAATGCATAGTGCTTACATAAATCTTATCATTCTTAATTCTATCTTTAGCCACATTCGCTGCAGCGTTACTAAAAGCTATGTATGCTATCTTCTCTGGGTCAGTCTTTTTTAATTCTTCATCAAGATAACCCATAAGTCTATGTGTCTTACCTGTTCCTGGTGGTCCTGGTATAATAATTCTATGCAAAAGGTGCCTCTTTCATTTTGTCTTTTCTTGTATTTGGTTTGTCTAATTTAAGTGTAGGCAACGACATATATCTCACACTTTTGTTGTTTATCTTGCCTGGTATCTCCTCTGCATCAAATAAAGTTTCTAACATTCTTGCTGTCTTTTGTTTTGGATATTTTTTTGTATCCCATATTTTTGTTCTAACTAAATACTTCCAAAAGTCTTTAAATTTAAAATAACTAACTTCATCCTCTGTGTATGATAGTCCTCGTAATACATCGTTCCAGTTTTTACCTGGTATTTTGTTTATGTAATCTGATAATAATTCTTTTAGTTGTACATCAATCTTTGTAGACTCCGGTGCTTCGATAGGTATTGTATTTTTTAATAATTTATTTATTGCCTTTCTCCAGATTAGTTTGCCAACTGGAGGCATGGCTTGGTTAATTTGTTCTAAACATTTTAATGAAAACCTATCTGGCTCATGCAAGTCTTGTGATTCTACTTCTACTTGTTCATCACCTATCGTTACATAATACAAAGGTGGATCTGAATCATACTTTTGTATTTCTTTTATCTCTGTCTCTGGTAAACCATCGCCCACACCAAACTCTTGCATCACACATTTTTTAGAATTACAAAACGATGCAATGGGTTCATCCTTACATTTATAATTATATTCTTTACCTTCTATAGATTTAATTAATGTATCTACTTCTTTTTTATCTAGTGGTGGTTTGCAATATGCATCGTTGTATTTAAATATTTCTGTATCCCATGAATCAGGGAATCTTTTCTTTGTGTATACACCAAAATTATATAACGCGTTATTTCTTTGTCCGTTTGGAATACCTTGTTTTGCGATTGTAACCAAACATGGTGGCGCACCTTTAAGCAAGTTGTCAAGAACTTTTTCTTCTTTTATAGACAATTTAGAGAGTTGATCTTCTGATAGTTTTACTTTACTATGCGCCTCAAAAAATTCAATTATAGACATAGCTGACCCATCATCCTTAATAGCATATCTCATTGTCATTTTTTCGTTATGGTAAGGTAAATTTAAAAAACTACCTGTGCCACCCTTCTGCATATCTACTTTATTTTGTTTTGGAAAAATTTCTGCGTTAGCATAGCCTAATTTAGCTGCCATTTCTTTTAGTTTACTTCTAAATAATACTGCTGGTAAAAAATTATCTGCAAATAAAAACACATGTGCGCCACCAGATTTAGATCTACATACAATTAAAGGAAAGTCATGTTGACGTATTTTTCTAATTAATTCTTTGTGATCGAAGCCATTATATAGATCAATATCTATACAGGCCCACTTACATTTATTCTCTTCGTTGATAGGAATAATACCTAGTGCAGGATCTTTACCATCTAAATGTTCTTGAAACATTTGTTTGGTAGGACTTTTTTTAATTATAAAAGATCTTGTTTTGTGTTTACCTCTTTCATCAAACTCTTCTGTTTTTCTAGTTTGACCATAAGCACTAAACGAACCCTCAAATATATTTATAAATTTATCTACTTTGACAATCATCACCACTTTGCTTTCGGAGGCGGGACGAAGCAACGAACCGCCCCCAAAATCATTTATGCTTTATTTTTAATGCCTTCGTAGAACTTCTTTGCTCGTTCATACATCTTGACATCTTCTAGCATACCTATTTTTTTTACATTGTAGCCATACCATTGATTACCTTTACCTGTATTTAATACAGAAGATAACATGTATACATGGCTAAATGATGGTGGCGTATATGGTCCATTCTTTCCATCTAAAGTAATAGATTTCATCATGGAGTTCCATTTTCTGCTAATTTTACCTTGAGATGAACTCATAGATATCATTGCAGTTTCAGAACCAGTATTACCTAAAATAATTACAAAGTGTTGACCAACCGTTAAGATATAATTACCATTTTGTAATCTATCTTTACCGTCAGGTCCCTTTGTAGTTTTTTCTAGAATATCCGAAGTATCTGGAAAGATCATTTCAGGTCTACCTGAACCTGTTCCGTAATCTGCCCACTCTTGGTATTCTAACTTGTAGTAACATGGAATAACCTGTATTCCTTTGTCACCATCATATAACTGTTTCGTAACAGTGTTTAAGAACATACCAGGCTCTGCACCCTCCA